GGATACCCTACTCGGGGAGGGCCTGTCGTTGAAAGTGTCTTTTTAAGTATATCGACTGGATTCATCAAATCATACATTTTTTGTATTGATAAGAGTTCTTCCAGACGATTGTAAGTAGCTTCAATAGAATCGATGGGACGGAAAGCTCCCTTTAATGGAGTTTTCCAATCCCACCGCTCCTGCGAAGCAGTAAAGGCATTAGAGTCATGCCTGTAATCTCTATTTAGGGTTCTTTTGTACTCAGACTCAGTTAGCAACGCGAATACTGTTGCCTTCGGAGCCATATCCGCCCGTGGGATAAAGGATCCAGTCGGAATACCGTCTTTCACCGTGAATACAAAGATAGAGGGTGCATTATGCGAATCCTCCTGCCCGTCGGGCATAAGCTTAAGTAGGGGTGACAATGTCTCCCCTACCAGCTTATGATAATCTGACAGAGCCTCCTTCACGAGAAGGAGATTACATAAATTCATATTAATCTTTCGGACCTTAACCTTACCTGTCTTAAGTTTTTCCTCATAGGATAGTAAGGGTGTGGCGGACTCCCTATAAACCCGCCACGCTTGGATTGAAGGACCATCTTCTGGTAAAAGCTTACCAGGAGGGTAGAGCCATTCCTCGACGATCCCGACATTGTCGGAACCATCAAGATATGTCTCTACGTATGGAACCCACCAATTACCAAAACGAGGGTAATCGCGATCGACATCCAAAAGAAGTCGATGGCGTTTCTCCTCGCCCCCGAGCCAGCTCTGTTGAACAAGGATATCTCGATAGATGTCTCTTGCTCTCTCAGACAAGAATTCGACAAATCTTTTATGTTTTGTCAAATTCAAATCTGAAGACCAAAGCTTATGTTTAAATAAGTTAGCAAAATTGTATGAACCAGTTAAAACCTGGTACCATGCATAATACTTGCTTAACCCTGTTAGACCGATGTCTTTCGACATAGGACTCAGCAGTAAAGGTAGCAGAGCCTCAACAAACAAAGGGATTTTTCCCGAAGTTAGTTGAGATGTACCCAGCTTCCAACGAGTTGGATTAAGGGCTCTTAAATAAAAGGAAAGAATCTTCCTTCCAGTGGTTAAATGCCACCCCCTTCCCACCAGTTTAGAGATTAACTCTAACCGAGAGGCTACGGAATTAGCCTGAATCTCCTCCTTTAATGATAAAGGGGAAATATTCTCGGAACCCAGGGCAATCTGGTTTGCAAATTGAAAGAGACGGTCCCCTGCTTTCCCCTCGTGGGAAACGGCAGGAGATACGACACTTTTTGCCAAACCAATCGGGATAGAAAACTCTTCACAAACTTTTAAGTAAGACTCTGCTACCTCTCGGTTACCAATCACAATATCGTCCCCCAAAACCCGATATTGCGTAAAGGCTTGTA